TTCATCATGTTCTCCTTTCTCAGAACAATAATATAAAACAAAAAGAGAAAGCCTAAGCCTCCTCTTTGTTTTCGAGTTTATCGACTTTCTCGATTAGCTCATCAATTTTTTGATTCTTTTTATTGTCTGCTACAGCGGTAACAAAAGCTGCGACGCCCATAATTACCGGCATCAGTAAACTACCAAAATCAATTTTTGATACATCTACTTTTTTTTTCAAGTCCATATCCTCCTTTCCATTAAAGGAATTGTAATTTTTGCGAAAAGCTAAGACACCTAGTTTCCCAGGTGTCATTAGACTTAAGAATGTTTCATTTGTTAAAAGTAATCTGCTACTTTATTGATCATCTTTCCTCTAAGACCAACCTTAGCGAATTCGTTTCTAATATTTTTAGCTTCGTCAGGATATACTTTATCTAAAGCATAAAGCATGTGTCCTTTTGCATAAATATCAGTTAATTCTATTAACGCTAATACTCCAGCTACCTTCAATAATCTTTTAGTTGTTTTACTCATAGTAGATTCCTCCTTTAATATTTTCTCATAAAGGAACCTGTTTTTTTCGCGAATTAATAATCAGGTTCTTCCCAGTATCTTAATCGTGGTTCAAAAAGAATATCTATAATATAGAATTTCGTTCCATCATCAAGTTTCGACAACACATGATTAAACTCAATCCAGAAATCACCTTCATCATATGGCATCCATCCCATATAATCGCCAAAATCAATCCGCTCAAGTCCAAGAAAATCGTATAATTCATTCAGAGTCGATTCGCCTCTTATAATATAATTTCGATTAACATGGTATTCGGCCAGTAAAACTTTTTCTAAAGTAGCTTTAAAGAATCTGCTAGAATATTTGTCATACCATAAGACCAGCTCTCCTTTATTTTCATCGAGAGATAAATCAACATTGGTACATAAACATGATGCGTTTATAAATACGCTTTCGGAATTTTCAACAGTAATAGCCTCTATAATTCTTTTATCGGCTTCTTCACCATAGAATTCTTTACATTTTCTCCGATAATCCTTATAAGTCTGATCCAACAGTCCATAAGCACTTATCAGACTCGCCTGTTGACGTTGATTCAATAACTGAGTTCCGATCATACACATACCAGTAGCAAAACCAAGAGTGACAGTCGGAATATATTCTCTGTGTATCACTTTTATTTTTTCCCAAGGTGTTAAAGTTTCGCCTTTTCTTTCTTCAGCCTTCTCAATCAACTTGATGGCTTTAGATGTTGCCTTGATTCCACTGATTGTTGTGGCTACCATCCCCATACATCCAATACAAGTTAAGATATTTGTACTGTTTCGTTTAAGAAATAATCGTATATTCATATAATTCATCTCCCTTCGTGATAAAGATAAAGAAAAAGAGAAGAATCATAAGCGATCCTTCCCTCTACCTCCCTTAACGATTGGTAATTAACAATAATGTATCTAATTTCTTTTCGATTCGATCAAGCTTGTCTGCTTCCTCGACAATTAATACTTTAAATGCGTCAATAGCCGCAATCATGTTCTGAATATTTTTCAGTTCGTTTTCGTCCATGTTTCTAATATAATCGACATTGTCGAATACGTCCTTCAGCTCATTCCCAATAATCGCGTCAATCGCCTCATTCATTTTTCTTGCCTCATTAATCATAGTAAAATCTCCTTTCAAAAATATAAACAATTATTGTTTTCCATAATACGCACTGCAATTTTCGCGAAAAAAGAAAGAGGTCATGTTCGACCTCAATCTCGTCCTGAATGTTAATTGCCTTTTGTTAACAATAAGTAACAAACGCAACCAACAACAATACTAACGATAATTGCCATCTTCTACTTCCTCCTTTTCCTTCTTTCTCACTAAAGCAGTTGTAAAAATCGCGAAAAAAGCAAGAGCCATTGCTGACTCTCGCTTCCGAGCTTATTTCTTCTTTCGAAACACTTTGATAATAAATGTTACTATCATAGCACATATGATAGCGTCTCCGAAAATAACAATAAATCCAGTACCCAATACCAGCGTACAGAATATCGCTATTACGAAGAATAACAACATAAATAATAACATAAATAATATCATAGTTCATTCCTCCTTTATTCTTTATTTCTTCTCAATAAAGGAGATGTTTTTTACGCGAAAACTCTCGCTAAATATTTCTCCGATCAAAACAGGTTTCCCATCTCTGTCGCTGAATAGGTTTCATCTTCAAAGCCCACATGATTTGTCTGATTGTGACGGTGGGATATAACCCATCAGACGAACATTTCCCCGATCGTTCATCAAAGAATTTTTTAAATCCAGAATGTAAATATAATGCATCCACTAACCAAGGATCTATGTCGGTCCAATATGTTGATTTATTTTCCGGAATATACCGCTGTTGAATTACCCCTAACCCTCGATTTCCTATAAGGTATAACGTACAGGAATTATAGATAGGATGATCACATTTATATTTCGTTCCATATATACGGGAATATAATTTCGGTTTGTCATAATGATATCTCATACTATCCTTCTTCTCGTAAATATTTTTCTATTATTTTATAACCTTTATCACCAATTCCACGCCAATAACATGCTCTTATGTTTTGATGATAAGGAATTTTCGTACTATATTGTCTCAATTCTTCTATGTTATTCACTCCATTTCGTAATAAGGCGTTTCCTATTTTATTGCCGAAAATTTTGTTTAACTCGTTCATTATTTTCCTCTTTTCTCATATTCATTATAATATAAAGAAATGATAACAATAGAATACATGGTTTGTAAATAGATATAATGTAAAAACGAAGACGCCAAGTTTCCTAAGCGTCCCGTTCATTCATATCATTTCTTAAAAAGATTGAATAATTTTCTAACGTGTTCTTTGCCTGCTACAGTTGTAATCGTTCCAACCTCTTCAAATTTGAGTGTCTTCAAAGTCCCCCATATGGATACTCCAGTTGGCAGTATAATACCCAAAGCTGTAAGAATGTTTCTAACTTTTCGATCTTTTTCATCTAATTCCATCTGCTTCTCTTTAAAACCGTTTTCGATTTCCATATTTTCAGTTTTATATTGAGCATCAGTATTGATTTTATTGATCTCAATAGCTCGATCCATAAGTTTGGTAATACCTTCCACCGCTATTTTGTATTCCTCTGTTCCGACTTCAAGTTTACCCAATTCGTTGAGTTCCGATTTAATTTCATCGTTCAGCATAACCTCGTTTTTCATTTTTTGTAATCCTCCTTTAAGTTAATATATTTCCATTAAAGTAGTTGTTATTTTTGCGAATCGTCTCTTATCAGAATGATGTATTTCTTTTTAGGAAGTTTTTCATCTTTTTTGAGACTAACACTCACTTTATAAAATCCATCATCTTTTCCGTAAGGTATTATTGAGAAAAAACCTGAACCTGATAACAAACCCATTAAGATTCGAGTAAATATAATACCGAATACAATCCCACCTAAGAAAACTAAATATGACATGTTCTTACCTCCTTTTTAGTATTTTTGACAGTACAAATATATCTTTAATACCTGTCACCTGCGTACGGTTTTTATCCTAGCATAGGAAATGGTTAATCTAGGATAAAAAAAGAAAGAGTCATTGCTGACTCAATCCTTTAGATTTTTTTTTACTTTAAATTGTTTCTGTAGTAGTCCCTATTAATAGATTCAACAATCTTTACTTCGCCATCCCTGATTCCGAAGAAGCTAATCCTTCATCATCAGTTATATTGCTCTGTTTCGTATTGTTCAATCCTCCAAACAGGATAGCTCCTACAATAGTTACAATTGCCATAATTAATACTAAAGATTTTTTCATAATTCTCTTCCTTTCTTTTTTTTTTAATTTATTGTTTTCCATAATACGCACTGTAATTTTCGCGAAAAAGAAAAGAGGCCGAAGCCTCTAATCTATTTCATCATAAAGTTGAATATCTGCGGTCCCTTTTGAGACTGTATTCTATTTCGTTCGATTTCGTCCAACATAACGATAAGTTCTAATTCGTCGTTGTAAATGCTGTTCACCAGATTCGACAATTTCTCGAAATCTACTTCCGATCCATTTTTCAATCTGTAGATAGCATCGATTAATTTTATATACTTATCGTTTGCTGTCTCCATCATCGCATTAAATTCTGTTCTCATTTTTTTTCTTCTCCTTTCAAATATCAACGTTTACGTTCTCATAAAAGAAGAAGTTTTTTACGCGAAATTTTAGAATTATTTTTTATTATTATCGTTGTCTAAAGATGTTATTCCTAAGGTACACAAAACCATAAACATTAACATAGCCATTACGACTAAGAAACTATCTTCTAAAAGATATCCAGATAAGCCCAAAGCAAAAACTGATATCGCCAATATAATTGCTACTATGATTTTTAATCTTCGATTTTTGTTTTTTCGTTTTTCTTCTTGTTCTACTTTTATCTTCTCAATCTCAAGCTTTTTCAATGCTATTTCCCTGTCAATTTCAGCTTGTCTGAGTCTTGCCTCATTTCTGTATGTATAGTATGTTTTATTGACTCGGTCATCTTCCAGCATTATCTTAGTTCCACAATACTGACAAAAGCAATACTTACGTCCTTCTTCCACTGATAAGTTTGCCTTACATTCCGGACATTTCATCGATATCAATCTCATTTTATCTTATCTTTCCTCCAAATCGTATTTGACACTTTTAAAGATAGTATATCATATATTTTCAGTTTTTCATACTTTATTTTTCAATGCCCATATGTTATACTACCTATACATCACTTTAATGGAAAGGAGCATTGAGATGACAAAAACAGAGATTAACACATTCATTGAAACTATGGAGGAGATTGGAGATATTTGGACTCCAGAACAAGTCGAAGATGTTTACGGAGACAAAACGCTCGATGAAGCATTGATAGATCGCAAATCAGCTTGTGACAAACTTGGAGATATAATTTCCACAATCATCCATCAGTAAAAAAAAGAGGGAAATCGCAAAATTTGCGAAAACCCTCTCGATTGGAATCAAGCACTCTATTAATCTTCTTTGAGTGCATTGATCAGCATGTTTGCGAAAAACGAATGATCCTTAATGATCATGATCAATCTCTTTTCGTCCTCAACATTCAGTTGCATCTCTTTAATACGTTGAATGCTGTGAGAATCAAGATTGAAACTAATCTCTTTAAGTTTCTCTTTCGTCACTTCACGAACATCAGATAATAACAGTTCGTAATTCATAATAGTCACCTCCTTTCCGTTAAAGGAATTGTAAAAATCGCGAATCAATTTCGCTCTTTGCTCAAAAGCCAGAAGAATTTTCTGTATTTGTCGTAATAGACATCTTTGCAGCACGGAATGTTCATTCTGGCTTTTATCACATCATAAGACAGTCCCTCGGTCACCCCTTTCAAAATATAATCAGCAAGTTCTGGATCGGCTTCTTTTGCAGCTTTTTCCACCATACCCATTCGTTCTGAATAAAACATTTTCTCAAGAGCAATTCTCTCGGTCGGATTTGATATCTGCGATCCTCGATTTCCAAATGACACCACTCCAGACTGTCCTATTACTCCGTTTAATGAATCATAATTGTGTTTCCATATTGGATATTGAAGACAAAAATGTTTTAACTCACATCTTCTATGTTTCTCAATCCAATATGGATTTCTCTTAGATAGCTCGGTTCTTAATGTCGTAGTCACCTTTCCCCTTTCCACACGTATCCGGTTTCATCGTATAATTTCTTTGGTGAAATATAATAGTTGATCCGGCCGTATCTACTATCCATTTGATCAATATTCGTTATTATTTTTCCGTTTCGCGTTGCAGTCCCGATCGGTAAATATCCGGTTATAAGTCCGGCCCTCACCCATGTAGCATCTTTTCCATATACTGAAGCTGCTATCGCCACCGGTACGGAACCCTTCGTAAATATTTCGTCTACTTTCATTTACTTCTTCCTCCTTTCTGTCACTATTCTATAATCAAATATCTTTTATGTAAAAACAAACTCGGTGGAAAACTCACAATTATCTGTCTTTTTCCGCCATCGTTTCATAGTCATCTCGCACGGATAATCCTCAAAACCAAGGGTATCGGAATCTATAAGTCCCTCAATGACGCCATCTATAATATCAGACTCATATTGTTTATAAGGATATAGTGAGTCTGGTAACATTCTATGTATACTTCCGCATTTCGGACAGCGATAGCGTTCGACAATTATATGATCCACTTTATTTCCTTTTCTTCTTATAATTCGTTCAACTCCATCATATCTTTTCATCGCTTGCTTGCATTTCTTACAAATCATTTCTACTTTATTCATTTTTTAATACCTCAACCTTCATATATGCTTCGCTATATATAATACATTGAACAAAAATACAGGTTCAACTGGTATACAATAGTAAAATTTAACAAAAAAAATAGCAAGTCATCTTGAAAATAATCATTGACTTATTCTGAAATGAGTTATATTATGACATAACCAAAAAGAAAGGAGAAATTGATTATGCTATTAAAATGTCCGGAGTGTGAACTACAAGTGAGCGATAAAGCTGTAAATTGTCCTCATTGCGGTTATCCGATGCAAAACGAAGGTAAAAAGAAAAGAAAATGTAAAACAGGAAATCGTAGACGTCGGTTACCGAATGGCTTTGGTAGTATTTCAGAGGTCAAAGGAAAAAATTTAAGAAATACTTTCAGAGTACGGGTTTGCGTTGGTAAGACGCCGGAAGGAAAACCTATACTCAAATCATTAAAACCGATTTGTTTCTTTAAAACGTACAATGAAGCATACCAGGCTTTAGTGGAATATAACCGAAACCCATATGATCTCGATTCATGCATGACGGTCAAAGAATTATATGAGAAATGGAGTACCGACTATTTTTCCAAGATAAAGGATAGTTCATCTCGAACCATAACATCTGCTTGGGCATATTGTTCTTCCGTATATTCTATGAATATTAAAGATATACGAGCAAGACATATAAAAGGGTGTATAGATAATGGTTTTAGGGTGGAAACAAATGGTAAGCAAAAAGGGCAAAAAATATATCCAACCGCCAGTACAAAATCGAGAATAAAATCATTATTTAACTTGATGTTGGATTATGCGTTGGAGTACGAAATTGTAGATAAAAATTATGCTAGGACTTTTGAAATATCAGATGAGATTATAAAAGAAAAAGATGAAAATAAGAAAAGCCATATTATTTTTACGGAGGATGAATTACAGACTTTGTGGTCTAATGTAGACGCCGTTCCGTACGTCGATTGGATTATAATACAATGCTATATGGGATGGCGACCTCAAGAATTGGCCACACTTCGATTGGATGAGGTAAACATAAACGATTGGTATGCCTGTGCTGGTATAAAAACAACAGCTGGAAAACAGCGTATAGTGCCCATCCATACAAAAATAAGAGAACTTGTTAAAAGAAATTATGATAAAGCTATAAAACTTGGAAGTCCATATCTCTTAAACGATACAGGTCAAACCCATTCTGGTTCATATAAAGTGACATATGATAAATACAAATACCGTTTCGATAAAACAATTGCTAGATTGAATCTTAACCCGGATCACAGACCTCATGATCCAAGAATGACATTTTCAACAAGATGTAAACGTGCCAATGTTGACGAATATGCGTTAAAGGAGATGATGGGACATAATATAAAAGACATAACAGAGTCCGTATACACAATCAGAGATGTCGAATGGTTAAGAGAAGATCTGGAAAAAATGCAATAAAAGAGAGCTACTCTATAAGAATAGCCCTCTAATTTTTAAATTCTTGGTTGTCAAATACAAGTTGTCAAATAGTTGTCAAATAAGTGTCAAATGACCTTCTTTTCTCTACTTTTTATCACTTCTATCGACTTCTAAAAACCGCATAAAATCGGCATTTCTTAGAATTTACCAGCTTTTGCTGCTTCCTCGATGGAAAATGTGAGAGCTTATAAATAGCGGATTCTATAGCCAAGATAGGCATATAATAGCCAAGTAATTCACTATCTCATGCTATTATATGCCCTGAACGGCTATTTGTTAACTAAGTAATTCTGGAGGTTATCTCGTGCTTCTTTCATGGTTTCAATACCATTACCTGTTATTTCATGATTGATAATAATAAGAAGACATTGAAGAATCATTCTATTGGATTCCTCGTATTCCTTCATACGCTTATGATCTTCAGTCAGAAAATCAGTATGTTTCTGAACAACACTTTTTAAATCATCACTCGGCTTACGAAGCTCGACAACGATTTTCCATAACCCCCAGATTCCAGCTACCAATGTACAAAACCATATTATATTTTCTGATGTAATCGCAAATTCAGGCATTACTATACCTCCTTGGAATTTTCGTCGGTACCTTCGACAAACCGCTTAAATCCCTGATGTAAACCTGTAGAAGCCAATCCCATGACTGCACCATACACAATTGACTCGACAGATGGTTTACTTACTACTGCATTCAATATTGCCCCGACTACTGCCAAAATTACAGGAATATCATCATTCGGAATCCATTTAAAAAAAGTTGCATGTTTGATAATATAACCAACTACCAAACAAGCAACTAAAACTACTGCTACAAAGTATTCTGTTAATATTGTAAAATCCATTTTGAATCCTCCTCAAATATCTTCTGCCCCTTCGAATTCTGGAAGGGTTTTCAGGTAATCATATGCTTCTTCAACCGTCATATTTTCCTTATAATCGGTTTCGTAGGTAATCGCCACTTTATATGGTGGTGTGGCGGTGTTTTCCATTTCCCGGCTCGGTTCATCTATATACGAAAGAACCGCTATTGATGTGTGACTGTTGATTGTAGACTGTATGAAAAACACTCTATGATACTTCGTCACGACGCCATTATCTTGCCGGATCTCTTTCTGCAATGCCATTTCGATTCTCCTTTTCTACGAAAATGTAAATGTAAGCGATGCATCAATTCCGCAAGGACTGTTGTTAGTAACATTGGTCGTGTTTGCCATATTGGCTTTTACTTGAACTCCATACGTACCGATTATTCCACTGTATGAACTTGGTTTCACTGTAGATGACGCAGAGCTACCGTACAGATAATTGCCGTTCTGTCGAACAGTCAGTCCAGCAGATGACGTTATCGACACTGCGGAAACACCAACAATAGGAACTCCGAACGGTATTGTGAAGTTAATCTCTTTTCCTGAACTCGTGATATATCCAGCTCCGGTCCATTTGATAGTTATGGATGTTCCTTTAGCTATATACGGTTTCCAGCTTACTGACGGACTTTTAAGACCGAATGTTAACGCATTTCCTCCGTATAATATCGTCCCGACAGTTCCTTTCTCATATGCTCCGTATCCATAACGTAATGCATTTCCTGATGTGACCAATGCTAATTCAGTATTTGTTTTATCGGTGAACATACCATACAATCCCTGGTTGTTTGAACCAATCCATACACCACGCCTGACCTCGATCGCTCCTGTGGTATTAACACAGAAAGCATTCGAACGTGCGGTGTCAGAAGATCCGTTACCTACCATTAACAAATATTTAGATGCAGTATCCTCAACGTTGTATTTTCCAATAGCTGTTTGATAAGCACTGGACGCTTTCGTATAATATCCATCTGCAAACGAATAGCTCCCTTTCGCTTCGCTATGGAATCCACTTGCTTGTGATGCATATCCACTTGCTTTTGTTGTACTTCCATCCGCACGAGATGCATATCCGCTCGCTTCTGTATTGAAACCATTTGCAGACGAATATGATCCACTTGCTTTTGTGGTATTTCCATCTGCACGAGACGCCTCTCCACTCGCTTCCGTACTATGTCCATTCGCAACCGAATATGCTCCACTCGCTTTTGTGCCAAAACCATTTGCAGATGAATATGCTCCACTTGCTTCTACATTAAAACCGTTTGAAACCGAATAGATTCCAATCTTGCTGTCGGTTTTACGAGTTCCGAGGGTGTACAATGGTGAATTGATAAAATTGCCATTCAAATCTTTCCCAGATCCATATCCAATCTGTCCGATAATTGTTGATCCGTTACGGATAATCAGACCATTGTCGTTGATCATTGTATTTCGTTCTGATGCTAACCCAAGAATAACATCTTCGCCAAAAACAGCCCTTTCTCCGATAAGCAGCGATTCTTTTTCAGCGGTACTCGGTGCTACTCCGAAAAATGCGATCGTCTTGCCATCCGCACCGATATCCATGATCATATTTACACTTGGTAATTTCACTTTTTTGATAAACGCAACTGGGTTGACCGAATCCTGCAAACAGATGATGAATTCGTAAGATTTCGTAATCTCGTAAGTGCCGTTCAAAACTTTGGGCGATACCAAATCTTTCAGATCTGTATCATTCACTGTGGAGCCTACGATACACCTCGCGTAAAATGTTTTCAGAGTATTCGCCGCACCAGCCACGGTTGACTGATAAGTCGCATCGAAAGTCAATACCGGTTTTTCATTAGAGTTCCTGGCAATTGAAACTTTTACGTTCGGAGCAGTATATTTGTATACGGTGAATGAGATGTATTGGGTTCCCGTACATCCTCTTGTGTCATTAGACGTTATGAAAATATTTTTAACCAGTGTGTCTGATGATCCGGTATCGAACGTTCCTATATCTACCGTCACAGTAGTGGCAGCGTTATTGGATTTCGCAGCAACTTCTTTGGTGTATGTAGTATCTCCAACATGCACATTAACGGTTTGTGCAGCTCCATACAATCCAGATACGCCGAACGAAAGCTTATGAGTTGTGATATTGGATACCGATCTACCGTTGAATCCGTTTGTCCTCACAAGCGTCATATTTGATATTGTCGGTTTAATCGACGTATTCAATTTGAGTGTGAATTCTCTAACTTGTTGAACAAGTCTTCCGTTCTCGGTCTTGACAATAATCTTAAGACTTCCACTTGAACTCTTTTTCATTAGCGGTCCGAATTCGGCGGTTGTAGGTGTCCAGGAATAAGTAGTAGCTGTTAATCCGGTCGCTACTGTTTTCTTGGTTGTAACACCATTGCACGAAAATTCCCAGTTAAAAGAATAAGTGACACCTGTCATAGTGCCACTTGTCAATATCTTATATGAAAATGCAGTATCTGTATGGGTCGTCCCCGGATCATTTGTCAATATATAATTTCCGTCACTCGCCATGTCACGATCCCTCCTCTACGATACATATTGCGAAATTTCCATTCGCTCTTGGCATGATTTGAAGTTTTCCTATCCGCAACGAATTATGAATTTCTCCCTCGTTGATGTTGAATTTCTGCCCGGTAATCCAAGCAGTAGCATCTGGATCAGGTTCAACTTCATCCATTCCGGTTCCCTTAAATTGTATAGAATCATTGGCTATTTTCACCTTCAGCTCAGATGATGATTCACCAAGGATAATATCGCCGTTTTTCAGTGTGATGTAGTCAGTGTGATTCGCCACATCTGCTTCTGCCGTACGTATCAGGGTATCCCAGTTGAACTGCCAGCCGTTGATGTTCTGGATCATACTTGTACTCTTATCAATATACGCATCGAGACTAGCTGTAATATTTGCGACTTCTGTCTGCGATGCCTTGAGTGATATTTCAGTCGCATTGTTCGTGATATTCGTTTCCGCCGCGGTGACTCTTGTTTCAATATCTTCCGGTGCAGGAGTCCAGTCAGTAGCGATGTTGCCTTCTTCTATCTTCAAATCTTTAAACTGATACCAAACACCGACCTTTGAATCCATATCCAGGAAATATGTATTTTGGTTAGCAGAACTTGGAAGTGGGTTAGCAGTTTTAAACCGCCATTCCAATTTTTGCCACTCGTTCGCTACTATTTTGTTTTTAACAGCGGTTACTGCTCCAAGAGAGTTTGTACCATTAAGTTCTCTGAAATATGGATTAATTTGTGTAGAAACGCTACCTTTAACGTACACTGTTATCGTATAGACGGTGTTAGGTTTCCATTTCGCTCTGCCTATATTGTCGTATAGAATGACAGACCGACCACTTTGTGCGACATCATTTCTTGTGAGTTTACAAGTTCGTACACCGTTTTCTACAATTTCAGTTTTGGAGTATCCGCCGGTTTGCATAGTCCACCACCAACCGGTAACACCTTGGTTTGTTTTCTCTGCAATATTTCTACCACCAACTTTTAACCCGTCAATCTTATTATTCGCACTGGTGGCTGAATTCTGTGCACTATTAGCTTTATTCCAAGCCTCTTTCGCCGCTTCATAGCTGCTAGATTTTGATACTTCAGAATATTTCAATACGCCATTACTAAAAACCGTCTGATCTACGAAATATAATGTACTGGTAGAACCGGATACATATGATGGTTCCGCCTTACTCCAATTACTGCCGATAGCAGCCCCGTCTGTTGGTTTTATCGGGGGCACTAAGGTAGATGATTGAAGGAGATAATATCTGTTTACTTTTTCTATATCACTAATTCGAGAGATGGTTATCTCAGCTTTGGCTTTTATTGCCATTGCTTGCACCTCCTTCGATTAACCCTCGAGCTGACAAGTATACGCCTGGGAATTTAATACGTCATTGGCTGAAACAGTGAGTGTTTTAGCCGTAGCAATCGCTGTATCACTGCCTACTTTATACCATTTAATACTTCCGAGCGATCCGCACACACCAGCATCGGTAATTGCCTGTTCAACAGCTCCTTTCCATACATGTGCAGTTAACACTGTTGAACCTGTGTTATTTTTGAACACTGTACCATTAGATGATGTGATTGTTAAACTGATTGCGTCGGCACCAGCAGCTCCTGTCGATCCCTGTTTCGCCACACTATACTGTGTTGCAGTTCCTCCATTCGTATAAGTAAATACCGTCTTGGTCCATAAATACTGTCCAGCCGATACAGACGGTGGCGTTGACTGCCATCCACTCGTAGGTGCTGTAGTATTGGATGATGATGCGGCATATGTGATTTCTGCTTTTGAGATTCCGTTTCCTGTTGCTCCAGTATTACCTTTATCTCCTTGGATTCCCTTAATATTTCCGGCATACACCCATTTTGCAGCGGAAGCTGCACCTGCTACTGTACATTTATATGTATCACCAGTTGTCGTGTTAAGATACATATCATTTGCTCGTGCATTAGCAACACCTGAGTTTGCAAATATGGTGGCCGTCGTTGATGTTCCTGTGATTCCAGTACCGGAATACCACTGAGATCCTGTTGTACCAGTTGCTCCCGTCGCTCCCTGTTTTGCCACGCTATAGCCAACACTAGTTGTATTATCAGTGTATGTAATGGTCGTTCTTGTCCACAGAAACTGACCTGCTGATACAGATGGTATTGTTGTACTCCATCCGCTAGTCGGTACTGTTGTGTTTGATGCAGACGCGACGTAATCAACGACTGTCGATTTGATTCCTTTTCCAGTTGCTCCGGTATTACCCGTTCTGGCAACCGCAAATGAAAATTTCTTATTCATTGTGATTCCGTCTACAACAATCGGAATAGTCGCCTCACACGCTGCATTGATCGTAGCCGTCGTTTTAAATGTAATTTTAACTTTAGACGTTCCACTGTTTTCTACTGTTGCTGTAATTCCGTTAGGACAGGTGATGTCGGACGCATTGACCGATACAGATGCACACTGATTAGTTCCACAGAATGCCACCGCTTCCGTTGTACACGTCTGTCCAGAACCAACACCTCCAGTTCCACCCACAAACGTATATGCTTCACTTGTGAGCATGACTGAATACGCGTCTGTTACGTCGATAATTGTAATTTGATCAGCAGATTTAATAGCCATATTATTTTCCTCCTTAAATTTAAAGTTCGATTTTTGTTCATTAGAAAGTCCATTTTGAAACATGATTTCAATGTTATAGTCGTCATCAAATGTGAATGTTTTCACTCCACTGGATGTATCTTCGTTCTGATGGACTGCTTTAACCCATGTTCCATCTTATTTCATATATCGTACCGTATGAGCCGGTAAACTGTTTTGGTTTTGTAAACCATATGCATATTGAGTATTTTTCTTTACTGGAATAGTGCTGGTGAATATTGAATCTGGATGGACCGTACCTAATTCGAACGTAACTTCCTTATTCCGTTATCAACTCACACATAAAAGTTACTTTTGTATCCACATCATCTGGTGATAGCGTAAATGTAAATCCCTCGTTCCCGAATCTTGGATCGCTACTTGATAAAACACCAAAAGATTCATCATCAAGCCGTTGCCAATGCCACTGGAGATATGCTCCGGAGCCAAATACTTCTTTCATTGTATCTGAATCTGTAATTCGTCGTTTTCCATGATACAATACTACCGATAATACAGTTGCCACTTGGTCGTTTTTAAACACCGTGCCTCGGGATGATTCGATTCTCAACAGTGTTGTAATCTCATCCCGAACGTCATCTATATCGTCTTTTGTGGCAACACTCTTCGACGATATCTTCAGGTTCGTTGCTTCGATATTCAGCTCACCAGTCACGGTGTTGAAGTCGAAACTCGAGTTCTTTCCAACCAGCTTAAAACTGCCGTCGGCATATGCCTGCATTGGTGCTTCATTCTTTCCGGTCAGCGATCCATCACCCATCCCTATTCCGGTGGTAGAAATATAGATACCACTGTTCGGATCAGTGATGGATTCTTTGCCGCTGTATATGGCATTTCCATTCATGTCGAATCCGGCAATCTTTGCCTGAAATGCCGACAGATCCACAACATCAACAGATGCTGCTTGAATCTTCTGACTATTGACCTCAGCTTCCGGAACTCCGTTCGCCATGTTGATTGCCTTGACGATGGACTCTTCCCCGTCGGGATCTGTGATGATCAACCGGTCAGTTTTGATTGTGCCGGCATTGATTGTATCTGCATTAATCGACTTAATCTTAGCTGCTTCGATTGTGGCATCTGCAATTTTAGCGTTGGTAATCGCCCCGTCATGAATGGCTGCATCCCCAATAGAACCATCTTTGATAATTCCATTTTGAATCCAGGCATTGTTGACATTCGCAAGATCTATATCTGCTTTCGTGGCAATAATTTCATCTGTCTTAATCACTTTTGATTCGAGATCGTCAATTTTACCGGTTGTCGCCTTAAGATCCTCGATCGTCGCTTTTGTTGTAACATCCAGCTCTTTGATTTTTGCCGTGTTTGCTGTCAGTTTTTCGTTGACTGTTATATTGTTAGATTCCAGTTCTCCAATTCTAGCTTCATTACTTTTAAACTGATTGGTAGTTAAAGTTTCGAAAGTGCCTTGTCGTACTAGGAGATTTTCAACTTCGGCATTTGTCGCTTCGAGGTCTTTGATCTTCGCGTAATTCAGATTGGCTTCTTTAGCCGTAATAGTTGTCGCTTTAAGATTTTCTATCTCAGCTTCATTTGCCGTTATTTTTTTCTTGACTGTGACATTATCAGTTTCGAGATTTTTTATCCTCGCCCTTTCCGCTTCAAGATCTTTCGTACTTACTTTATCGGCAATGACTAAGTCAAACTCACCTATTTTTTTACCGAGCTCTTGAACGTCACTATCTCTTGCTGCTGGCGATGTTACGTTACCAGACACGATGACAGTATGATCAGATATTTTTACCGTTACTCTTTCTCCATCTTTTACAGCCACAGTAGGCGTAAACGGGGTTAAAATTTCAGAACCATCAATTTGCACAAAAAAAGAACCATCACTTTCTTTGATAGTTCCATACATTGTTTTTTTAGTTTTTTCTTTTTTTACATCATTGGTCGCTTTTACAAATTGAGCGATTATTTCGTTCGACAAAGCCATATTGTAATCACCCCCACAGCTTTTTACTGTATACAGCGGTTTCAGTAACCTTACATCCAGTTGCACACTCGATAGATTGCCTTATTACTTTAGCTTTAACGTCAATGAGTCCGGCTCGTTTATAATTTAATCGCACACAGTCTCCCAAACGAACCGGACAATAACCATGCGTATAGGATAAAGTACATTTTACAGTCGACAGTTCTTTCAATAGAGTATTTGCATATTCTTTTATTTGGATATCCGATGGATCTCCAGAAAAATCAGGATCGGTAACTCTATGCGTTATAACTCGTCCTCGATTGACTGTAGACGTTGGGCTATTTGGATCATCATTCTTTACAATAGCATAATAATGCTCCATACCTTTGGAATACGAAACCTCAACCACGTTCGGAATACTGTATAAGTCCTGATCTATTGATATGTTTGGATATAATATAGAGCTGTTATCGTCACTATATGTCCGTACAGGTTGTAACGAATCTATCTCTTGGTTCGGTGCGAATAATATTCTCCCTATTTCATCAAGATCAATGTGATTTTTTGCTCTGGCAGCCAGATCAGAAATAAAGGAAAGCCATGTATCATCCGTATTTGCCGTAAAATCTGAATGTAATATTTCAGCATCTATCGCTTCAACAACTGGTGTTCGCGTATTATCCCTAGCTAAACGATATGCGTACGACATCACGTTTTCGCCTTTTAATACTGTGTATCCTATAGGCGGCGGATTCTCTTTCAATTCAAGTAAAGGAGTGTAAGCATCGACACTCACACTCTTGCTTCGACCGTCAAAACTTGTAGTCGGTGTCTGAATAAGAAATGTACCAAACGGAAATCTTTCTGTTATTCCATTTTGACTTGTGACCATGTATATACGCACATAACACTCATTCAATCCTTCTGTCACGTCAATATTTGCTGATCCGAGTGTTTCTGCTTCACTGTCTCGACTTATAGTGCTTTTTGTAACGCAATTCAGCTTTTCCACATCTTTCCATGTTTCTGGGTCAACTATATAATATTCGAAAGTTTGAATCATCGTTTTTGTCCAGTCTGGCATGTTTAAACTCCCCCTTCCACGCGAGTTAACTCCAGCGTGACTGGTATTTTTACTTCCATATGTGTTTGACTAAAGGATACGTTGACATTTGCCCAGTACCCACTTCCAGAAGGTTCTCTTACATATACATCCCCTTGCCATATAGCAAGTCTTCGCAGAGCATATATCGTTTCCTTATCGTCACTTGGTATCTCCACTTTCCATGAAGCAGTTTCACCAAGCTGCGTTCCGTAATAACTAACCGGGCGTTTCCTGCCTATATATTTAACAAGAGATACGTCTGGAGAAGTTTTTTCCGAAACATCTATATTATAAGGAAGTTTTAACAACGATTTAGCAGAAACGATTGATGAAATTTCATCGGTTTCATTAACCACAGATAGATTAAAGTCAGACCATGAATCATTCCACTGTAAAATGACGGATGATTCAAATATCGGTAATCCTGGCATATCGTAATAACTCACTGTTCCAGTAGTCTTTGATGTAGCAACAATCCGATATCGTGCGTAATCAAGAGTTGGATGTGGATCTATAACGTATACCTGGGATGTATTATCTATTCCAGAAGTAATTTCGATAAATTCACCATCGAAGTTTCTTCTATATACAGATAATAACACGTCTTCCACCAAAACACCGTTTTCGTCTTCGCAATAAGGTCTTAACTGAACTGAGTAATCTTCACTATTATAACCTATGTCCGCATTTGGATTGTACTCAACTTCTTCCCATGCAACATCAAAGTCAACATATGATTCAGCTTTTAATCCACTGTCCATAGCGACTGTTCCACGTATGCGATACCTCTGATTATTTTCCAGATCAATATCACCTGCTGATAACTCAACACTTAGTTCCGAATTTATATCAAAATATTGTGAATATATCACATCACCGCTACTGACTATAATGTCTTCTCCAATTTGGTTAACGGTTTCATAAGTGGTTAACGATACTACCGAAATGCTGTAACTTAATGGAGACTGTGTCTTAGGTCCAGCAACTCCATTAATTCTCATTGGAAAACTTGTTAAAGTATCAATAGACATACTTTCTGTATCTTCAAGTGTTAACATCAACGTTGGAGTTGTATATACATCAACAGTTCTTAATATTGACCATTCACTGTAATCGTCCATTATACCTTTTGTACGCACTCTCCATTTGACTTTACCACCATCTATCGGTATACGGTTGTCATCCCATACGCTATAGTGACTTATTTTATCTTTTTCAAATTCATCTTTCGAATTTAATATTTCGATAGTTCTCTTGTTGCCAGCAACGTCCAATTCAAGTTCAGCAGATGTCTGACTTGATCCGTCTTCTGAGTTATGAATCCAATACAATATAAGGTCTTCACCTATACTTACAGTTGTAGATGAAGACCATGTTGTTGGAGCTGATGGTGGTCTTCCAAGAAAAACAATACCGTTCCCTCGTTCACACCATTCGGAATTACCGGCACTATTTATAGCACGAACCCTGAAAAAATATTCGCATCCTGTTTCCATTCCCGTTATTTCAGCATGATTCACACTCTCAATCGTGTAACTTTTCAAATCGCTTTCGTTCTTGTTCACAAAGTCTTCAATCTTTGTGGTGTATTGTATTTCGTAACTGGTGCAATTTTTAACAGCGGTCCATTCTATATATACGGACGTGCTTGTCAAACTCTTTGTTTGTATGATTTCGTCTGGCACACTTGGTCTTGTAAGAATGTTGCTTGAAAAATCAGACCAGTACCCATAATCTTTTGTTTTTGCTTTTTTTGTAACAAATCCTCGAACTCTCGCTTTGTAACGATTTCCGTGATCCAAGGTTGTTTTATGAGCAATTCTATTTTGTTTCTGTTGTAACAAAAGCGTTACTGTTTTATATATTTTCGCATCGTTTTGCCATATCTCAAGATCTACGCCATCTCCAGTCCAATTGGTATCGATATTTGCTATCTCTATTAACCATTGATCTTTATTGAACTCACTCTGCGTCATCGTAGGAGCCGACAGTTTGGCTGGTCTACTTGTTGAAAAATCGTGTGTTTTATAAGTAGACCATTTAGCTGTCCAATAGTTTTGAGTGGTGGTTTTATTATTGACCACCACTTTATGTGTATCAGAAATTGGCTTAATTTTAACTCGAACTTTTTTTGCATTGTCCGGAGCGGTATAAGTTGATACTCTCGATTTAACTTTAGTATCTGAACCACTAAACCATATCCCATCTCCTGTAGCATACTCCCAGAAAACTCTATATTCTTTAGTATTCTTTTTTTTCCACGCCCACTGAATATATAAAGTCCTATCAGTTCCGCTTTGTATACCGAATTTCTCTATTGTTGGTGCGTTCGCCAACTTTATCGCCTCCTTTCTATACGTGCAGCACGAATAAGTGTTCCAACTGCTTCTGATATCTCACTTCCGTTGTCATATGTAATACCGTTTATGCTGTTATAGGTGTTTCCAACATTTCCGAGATCTTTTCGAAGCTTGTTAACAGCACTGACAACGTCATCAATATTTCCATTTTGACTGTTTTCTTGCATCATGACACTGATAGCTCTCATATTCGAAGTAGGTGCTATCAATGGATTCGAAAACATTCCGTTAAGTGTTGTCGCTCCGTTTTTTACATCACTCAGATCCAGCACTGGTCTTATAGTCGGTTCCGAATCCATACTATCGTCGAAAAGTTGTCCAGCTTTTGATATTGCAGATGAGATGGAATGTGTGACTGTTTCTCCCATGTTATATCCGGCACTATATACCTTCTTACCCATGGCCTTGGTGCCAATGATCAATCCTTCACCTAACCATTTACCGGCTTGAATAGTGAGCTTAGATGGCGACTTAGATTTCTGACCATCTTTTTCACCCTGCACAGCTTTCTGACCAAGTTCATAACCAGCATTATAAACAGCCGTCTGTTTCGAGTTTATTCCAGACACCAAGCCATCACCAAGATACCCACCATTAGTATAGAATGATCCATACACATTTCTTATCGCAGATGCTGCCGTAGCAGCCACAGAATTAACCGTTGACGACACACTGGAGGTCTTTCCATTGATGCCCGAAATAAGTCGAGTCATCATTTCAGCACCAAGCGATGCGAAGTCCGACATCCTGGATGTTATTGAACTCTGTATTCCAGACACAATTCCTGTCGCTGCTGTTTTTGCTGAACCAGCTTTTGTCGACATTCCTTTTGTCAATGAGGTAATCATGTTGTTACCTTCACTCAATAACGAGCTACTTGCTTTACTAAATGTCTTTGATACGTCGCCAATTTGTGCCTGTCCAAGAGATGAAATTGCGTCTTTGAATTTCTCGACGCCACTTGTATTTAATGTTGCAAGTCGCTCAATCAATGATGCTAGTTTTTCTGCGGACAATATGGAACTCGCAATTTGAACAACATCAATTCCAATAACTGAATCGTAGTACGATCTCATGGATTCGCCGATCGCTTTTACATCAAACTTTTTAACGCCACTTGTGTTAAGAGTGGACAGTCCTGATATCAGTGCTTTTAACTTCACAGCTGAATCAACCGATCTCACAACATCGTCAACATTTACATCAGATATCTTTAAGGCATAGTTTTTAATTGCGTCGCCAATCGAATCAATCGACTTAAATTTACCGATTCCTTCTGTTTCAAAATCACTAAGATCCTGAGCAAAATCTGACAATTCTTTTGCATGAACTATAACAGCAGTCAATCTGTCACCTTGGATATTAGCTACTGAATTGCTAAAATCAGTCATTGAATTGCCAAAGGCTACGATCTTTTTACCAAAATCATCCAGTTCAACTTTTCCGTCAAACCATTCTTTTTTCGGTATGGCATTTTGAAGGTTTATAAGAAGCTCACCTGCGTTTACAGCAGTTTTGATTGCATTCGTGTCTACTGTATTTTCGCCAGCCAGTGCTTTGGAAACTTCAGCTATCGATGTCGCAAATTCTTCTGCGTGTGAACCAAGTAGAGATATATCTTTCACACCTGATATGGCTTGTAAAAATCCTCCTGCGGGTTCTACTGCTTCCTGAAGCTTCGCCAACGCTTTTCCCACATTTGCTATAGACTTAACTTTTTCTATATCAGTGTCACTAACATCTTTCAAATCGTCTGTTACTGATTTTAACGATGTGATAAAAGCGGATGCTTGATTACCAAGGACGGATAAATCTTTTGATCCCAACACAGCTTGAAGAAATCCATTTGCTGGTTCCACTGCTCCTTGAAGCTTCGCCAATGCCTTCCCTGCTTTAACTATCGCTGGTATTTTCTCCAAATCCGAAACATTAAACTTAGCTACTTCCTGAATTATGTCCGTCAATGACGAAACGAACGACGTTGTCTCGTTTCCAAGTCTCGACATGTCACCATATCCGGTCAACTTTTGAAGAAGTCCTCCGGCTGGTTCAACAGCTTCTTGAAGTTTCGTTAATGCTTTTCCAGCTTTCGCTACTGCCGATACTTTCGATAATCCCTCATCATCTATAGTTTGTAATGAATCTGCGACTGATTTCAACGAATCTACAAATTGTGATGCTTGTGTGCCTAAATTTCCTAGATTTTTTGTTCCGATTATAGCCTGTAACAATCCGCCAGCTGGTGCCACTGCGTTCTGCAAAGCAGCAAACATATTTCCAATATCAGCAACTGCTTGTAATTTTTCATCATCAGCAGGTTTCATGGTTGATACAGTGTCAAGAAGTAAATTAATTGCTTCCCCAAACGTTTGCAGCTGTTCCCCAAACGATTTCATAGGAGATTCGCCAAAATTGATGAACTTTCCTATACAATCAAGGATTCCAGCTCCGGTAAGTTTCAACATCATATCGCCGATTTTTGCAACGCCATCCAATGCTGAATCATCAATGTTCTTTGTCCCTTCGATAAATGGTTTCAAATTTTCCATGAAACTTGACAGGTTATTTCCGATCTCTGGTAAACCAGAGGTAGCTCCAGCCGAGAATCCGCCCGCAATGCTTCCTATAAAAGAACCGAGTCCGTAACCTATCTTTTCGAGTATTTTAATTCCACCATCAAGAAACTCTTCTGCTCCCGGAATCAAATCGATTAATCCGGCAACAGCTACTAACAGTGCTCCTGCGATTGTTACAACTGCCATTAGTTTAGCAGCTCCGGCTACTGCATTTCCTCCAACTCTTCCAGCCGCTCCAAGGATCAAACATGCTGTCGACAATGCAACCATCAATCCAGATAATGCCAGTGCATTCGCCAATGTCGACTGAATCGGTAAATCTTGTAAAAGATACAATATTCCAGCCAAAGCACCTACTACTGCGGTCATCACAGCCAGTGTACCTATGGCACTTTTGGAAACATCGCCAACTTTACTTATAATAAGAATAGATGCTGACATAGCTAACAAAAGCGTAGATAATGCCACAGCTGATGCAATGGACGACTGTATTGGCATACTGGATATAAAATATAGAATTCCAGCTAAAGCACCAACTACAAGAGTTAAGGCTAAAATAGTTTTCATAGATCCTGTTGCGGATGCAGACGCCTTTTCCATCAATGCGAACATCGCCATAAGTGTTCCCAAAGCAACTGTTGCACCAGCTAACTTTTTACCATCAACGAATGATAAAGCCACAATAGCACCAGCCATCACAGCTATAGCTGCTGTCATGACTATGAGGTTTTTCATGCAATCTGTAGCACCTCGTGTTGACCGAATCATCAGAGATAATATGACTCCTAAAGCGACTACTGCCGCTACTCCTTTAGCTAAATCAGAAGTTTTGATCATACTTAAAACTACAACTGCTGCGGCCATAACACCTATAGCTACCGCCATTGTGATAATACTTCCTTTAACATCAGCGGCTCCTTTGGTAGAGCGAATCAATCCAATCATGAGTACTCCCAAAAGACCAACTGCGATAACGCCTTTTGTTAAACTTCCAAGATCAATCATTCCGAGGAGAATACATACTCCAGCCAAAACACCTATAGCAACAGATACTGCTAAAATGGTGCCGGATACTTTTGCAATTTCCTGTTCGTTACCGATTTTCAATACACTGACTAAAGCAGCTACAAAGACCACAAAACCAGCCGCAAAGAAAGCTCCCTTCACCATGTCACCTACGCTGAGTAACCCTACAAGCTTACATACACCAACCATGAGCATCATGGATACAGACATTGACATCAATAATCCGCTAATTTGAGCTATTTGTGCATCGCTGCTTATCGTGGTAGCTTTTACGAGAGCACGTACAAACACTACGAACCCAGCAGCAAACAAGGCTCCTTTAAACATTTCTGCGTCGGATAACTTGCCTGCAAGTTTACAAACGGCAACCATAAGCCCCATAGCAACTGCCATTTTGACCATCATGGAGCCAATTTTATCGACGCTTCGTCCAGCAAGTTTGGTTACAGCAGTCATCCATGTGACAAAAACAGCAAAAGCTACCATAAATATGCCACCTTTGAGCATATCGCTTTCGCTGAGACTTCCAACAAGTTTACATACGACAGCCATTAGAAGCATAGCAACTGCCATTTTTTTCATCATAATAGCTGCTTTATCCATGTTCTGTGCAGCTTTACCTTTAATCAACAGTCCATATGCTGCAAAAACACCTGCTAATAGAGCAACCATTACAACCAGACCGCCGAATCCCTGTATTGCCTGATCTCGATCCATGTTCCCGATTATCTTAACGACAGCAGCCATCATCAGAAGTACTACGCCAAGTCCAATCAATCCGGTCTTAAGTCCAGATACATTAAGTCCATTTTCACCTATTGTTATTGAAGCTTTATTTATTTCAGCTAACGCAAACGATAAAACACCAAGTATACCAGCCAATACCGCTATTACTCCAACAGCGTTCCATACTTTTCCTACGTCTAGCTGAGCTATAACATAAATAGATGCTACCAGAATTCCTATTGAAATCGCCAAATCTTTTATAGCACTGGCACTTATCTTAAATGACTGTGCTTTTAACACCTTTGCAAAATTACCGACAACTTTTCCCGTATTCTCAAGGATTGTCTGGATATTTTCATTTGAATCTTCTATCACCTTACCTACAGATGAAAAGATAGATCCCAAACCTTCAAATGGTGCCGCGAATTTATCTACTGTGTCTTTTACATTCTTTATCGCAACCAGGATTCCTGCAATTACCGATACTGCAATTACTTTATTCCAGTCAACATCTCCAAGGATATCCATGACTTTTGAACCAATCTCCCCGAAAACCTGTACTATCGAAGATCCTAGGCTCTTTACAAATCCAATGACTTTTGACAGTCCTTCTCTTAATCCATTAATCAATCCTTGTATAACATTTTTTCCAATTTCAAACATTACCGTGGACGGTGAATGGATTCCCAGCACTCCCTCAATCGCTTCTACTATATTTTTTCCTATAGTAATAAGTAATTCAGGAACTACATTTACACCATCTGAAAGTCCATTTCTAAGACCCTGGATTATGTTTTTGCCAACTTCAACTAAATTGACTTCTTTTAACAGTCCAAAGCCTTCTCGAATTTTCGCTACTGCGTATTGACCAACTTCACCCCAATTGATGTTTTTGAATTTATTAATTAAATTCGGTCCGATTTCTGATAGATCCATGTCTTTCAGTTTTTCGAAACCTTCCTTAATTTTATTCAATCCTTTTTGTACAGTAGGTAAATTCATAAAAGCGTCGAATAAACTTTTCAACACCGTAACCACCATTTTGACGCTTTCGGCGAACGCCTGGAATCCTTTATTTATCAAATCATTGCTAAATAAAAAGTCCCTGAATTTTACAATGGCATCTCCAATATTAGCGGTAACATCAAGAATATTTAAATCAAATGCTTTTAAAACAGCTGATACAGCCTTGAAAGCCAGACTCAGTCCGTTTCCTGCTACTGTTCTGATAATATCTATAGCTGCAAACAATCCTTTAAACGTTCGTTTAAGTTTCTCAGCATTGTCTTTCGATATAATCAGTGATGCTGTAAACTTGTGAAAACCTGCTATAACGTTAAACAAGTTTTTAGCCGTCACCGGCTTGAACGTTTCCTGCCATGCTCCACCGATTGCTTTTAGCGGTTTTACTAGAGCTTTCGCCATATTTTTGAACGAATTCAGCAGTAACCATCGACCCGTAATCTTGTCCATCTTATTAATGAACTTATCCAACGGCATACCAATTTTGTCAGCTGCTTCTCTAAGCTGTCGAAATGCTTTGATTTGTTTGTCGCTATATCCGGCAGCCTTCATCTGCTCCTCGGACATATTTGTAATTTCTTTGATAAGCTTCTTTTTTTCTTTGGTGAGTTTTACGGTTCCATCCGTCTCTGCCTCTGTTCCGTCAGCCGCTTTGCTCTGTGTGCCAAGTAATTCATCTTGAGCTTTTATCTGTTCTTCTGTATATCGATAACTATTTCCGAGTGTTTCATTTACTTTATTCTGTATCCGGTAATAGTTTTCGCCAGCTTCAGATAAAGCGTTAAATCGTTCTTGACCATTTCCATAATTACCACGGATAACATTCGTGACAATATCATCGAAATTGGATACTGCTTCTACTGCTTTATTTACAGAATCCATTGCTTTTTCAGCTGGTCCACTTATGGCGTTAATTTTCTTAGTTAACTTGCTGAATCCCTTACCAAGTGCACTTTCAACCAGTATATTTCGGGCATCCGAATATTTATTGATAACATTGCTAAGCACATCACTGACTTTAGACCACATATTTCTGGCTTCTTCGAAGTCGCCAATAACAAGTTGCCATGTCCTGGTCCATCCTGATCCCATGGCTTCTTTAAGCGTATCAATCAGCTGACTGAAAGTTTTGACTTTCGTAGCCGCCTGACCAGCGGTTCGAGCCATATCCGCCATTTGCTTAGCTTCTTCTTGTGTATATCCCTGGTCTATGAATTTCTTAACTGCATCCTCGTATTCCTTCTGAGTCTCGGCTGCTGTTGCAAACTGATCCAAAGTCTGCGTAAGAACTTCTGTAGTAATCCAACCGTCCTTCAACGATTCTCTGAATGAACCAGATGCTTCGATAGCTGATTTAGCTCCGGTTTGAAGATTCTCAGAAGTACGAATAAGAGCGTCCTGAAATACCTGTCCACCCATTCCCGCGTTTACAACTGAGTTCCAGTCCTGAAGTTTTACGGCACCAGCCGCAATCGCCTGTGATAACTGGTACATGGCTGTGGATGCCTGCATCGACGTTGATCCTGATACCGCAGCAAGATTGGCAATACCCTTTATAGAAGATACGGAGGTGTCAAGTTTTACACCAGCAGCTGTAAACGTACCGATGTTTCTCGTCATCTCCGTAAAATTATATATTGTCTTATCTGCATAAGTATTCAACTTATCTAATGCGGTATTTACCTGTTTTATGGTCGCACCCTCTTTTTGGGTATTCGCCAAGATTGTCTGCACTGCATTCATCTGGGTTTCATATTCTGTAAAACCATCTTTGACAGGATCAGTTGTTAAGGCGGAAACAAACTTTTTACCAGCATCCACCGCGGAGTTGGTAATATTCGCAAGTGCCGTAACGCCCATTACCTGCAATGCTGAAAATTTAGCAGAAACGACTTCGATTCCACTGCTAAGTCCATTCATGTCAACTTTTTTAGCAGCTGAATTAATGTTTTCGAAACCTTTCGAAGCATCTGATAACTTTAATTTCTGCTTCAGCTTATCGAGCGTGGACATACTTGTGGCAACGTTTTTCTCAAATTGAGCATTGTCAAATCGCATCTCCACGATTCTTTCATCAACTGTTTTACTCACGCCTTAATAACCTCCTCCCAGGCTTCGTTCGCCAATTTATCAAAAATGGGTTGAATAGCAGGATTTATATAATCTCTACCTTCAACCCATCCTCCGGTTCCAGTGCCATGACCGAGTTGTAAAATAATAGCGATTGGAACACCTTTATTCACATTTGAATTCTTAAATACAATGGATACTGCTCCATTTTGACGTTCAATCTCGTATGACCACGAACTTGCCGTTTTACCTGATTCCACCGGTGTAGCAGACGAAAGGGCGGCCACACCTTCTCGACCGTACTTGTCTAACACACCGATTTTTGCGGCCTCTTTCATTTTTTCAAAGTATTTCGATAACTTTGAAAAATCACCCTTTTGTCTGAAACTTATCATTTTTCACCTTATTTAACCTTTGTTGTATAATCCAGACTAATCCATCCGGCACCAGACTTGAGTCTGCCCCATCCTTTTACAGATCCTTTTCCAGTCTTCTCTTCAATGATGGTAAACACCCCTCGACCTGTTTTGTGGCCAGTAACAGCATAATTGGTTCCCGCTCCTGTCCGGATGTTAAGATCGTCAATAGATACTTTGACCGAATACGGTTTAAAAGTCTTTGCAGTTTTTTTCTTGTCGTTTTTCTTCGGAGCACTTACTTTGACTCCAAGCTCTGCATTCACTTCATCTGCAATCTGACCAAGTCGATTGTAGATATAATCACCAGGGCAGGCTTTATTAGCAAACCATCGATGAACAGTCATGTTCTGTTTATCAATCTGACCGACTAATGATTTATCGCCTTTCCATAAAAGTTTTTTAATATTATTTCGCTTACAAATATCCACGCAAAGCTTAATTAACGATTTGTATACTTTTGTATTAATGGCGTATGGTGCAGCCGGATCACTTGCACACTCAATCGTGATTGCTCTGTTATCATTTTCAGCATTAGACGAACACCATGAACGATCTTTTTCTTCAACCAGAAGAACAATGCGACCATCCTCACCGATTCCATAATTAGCACTGGCACCGGCTTTAGGATTACAGAGCCAGCTCGCCATAGATTCAACTGATGCTTGCCCGACATAGCAGTGAATCGTGATGGTGTCTATTTTATGAGTCCTGCAATTTGCAGTACTACTGTTTTTATTCGGACTTAATTTCGTATAAGAAACAAGTGGACTGTTACTCATCTTTTTCACCCTTTCGTATTGTATTTTTTTCTTCGAGCCGCATTTAAAGCTGCATTTTCTGCCATAATCTCTCTACGACTTCGTTTCTTTTTAGGGGAATTTTTCACATTACACACTCTCAATAAAGTAATCAACCTATTTAAATGCCATTTTTCACATTCAAACGGTATGTTCTGTGCGACCATCCAGTAATATATCAATTCCGATGTAATGATCTCTCGATTTGGTTTATTCGAATTATCAGAGAACGTAGTCGCTGTCATTGGTGCTGCTATGTATTCTTCGATTTTTTTTAAATCAGCCATCGTTAAACTGTCATATACCGAATCATCAACACTTTTATCAAGTGTCATGCATTTTATATAATCAAGAGTCTCAGCATGAGTTTTTTCTTTCGTTGTCGAAAAGAATGGTTTATTATGTCGAGACTCCCATTTTGAAACGGAGATAAGAGAATGTTCCAAATGCAATGTCCATGCTTTCGTAGTAACGAATTCTTCTTTTATCTCGTCAAAAAATTCGTTGCTAGATATCTCGATGGTTAACATTCTTCAATCCTCCGATACGTTCATCTTTAGTTAGCTGCTTTGATATAGCTCCCAGACACAGAAGCTTCTGCTGCGGCTTTTTCTGCAACATCTGCCGGAATGATTCCATTAATAAATGCTGCTGATGCCTCTGCGTTTGTACACAGTTCCATAAACAGATCTGAATATGCTTCTGTCTGTGAAAATTCGTCAGACAGTTCCTTGGATTTGATGAAACGTTTTCCATCTGGACTTTTCTCACCGTACGATTTGAGGATGATATCCTTGAAAATCTTCATGATTGCTGGGGCATCCTGTGCTTTAACAATGCCCTGCACCATTTCTGCAAATCCACCTGCTGTGCTCATTTCCATTTCCATGATTTCTGCCTTTGATAAGTTGAAGTATTTATCCTCGGTTCTTTCCACGCCATTGTAGTCTGTATATGTAATTGTCTTCTTTAACATGATTTTCTCCTTTCAAAAATAAAAAAAAAGACCCCACGGTTCCAAGGCAGGGTCTTTGTGAATAATAAAAAGATAAGGCTGTTTTGTTGTATTTTATTTAATTGTTGTTTTTAATTAAGCAGCTGCTTTCACGATAGTCGCGATTTCGTCTGGAAGAGGAAGTCTCGCTTCAGCTTCATCTGTACCATACAGAATATCTTCCAGTTTCTTCAGCTTAGCCGCATCGACTTTGGTCGATTCAATAGTTAATGAGGCAGTCGGTAACATATCTGCTACAGATACAGGTGTCGTCGACAGCTCCCAAGAAAGTGCAACTGCTTCCGGGCTATCATTGACTGTGTTATATGCCTTCTCAGACGGTGCTGCAAGTGCTCCATAAATAATATGAAGTTTATAACCGTGATCATTTCCATCCACATCATTCCCCAGCAGAGTCTGATAAGAAAGACCAAACGTTTTTCTTTTCTGCTGACCGATAGATACTCCTGGTGCAAGATTTGCTGATCCATCGCATTCTGCGAATTCGTCAGGGTATGTATAAGCTTCCACAGTCGCTGCGAATTCTTCTGCTGAAAGCAGATTCAGATATTTGGTGTTGTTTGCGTACATCGGAGTTGGTTCGGCTCCAGACGGGCTTTCGGTAACGGCGGTAAGGCCGTTCCAAGCATAACCCTTCGGATAGGCACCACTTTCCTGCGGATAAACAACTCCTTTTCGTACACCGGTTTCATAAAAATGCTCACCGACTTTGTCCCATTCGAGTTTACTCATCTCGTGTCCTCCTTTAGATATATATACTTAATAAATCGTGATTTAAATTGTCTGCTTTATATGATCGTTCATAAGAACAATATGACAATTCCAAAAGTTTTTCGATGACCGGATCATCCGGCCTTTTAGAAATGACAATCAAATCGTATTTTTTCATTTTCGAATACACTGCGTCATTAGCATGTGTAGTTCTGATATTACTTTTTGAATACACAATAGCTGGGTATTCCATCTTTACTGTCGAAGGAGGCTGGTAGTATACCTGTCTACTCTCCAAAACTTCTTCTAATTTACTCTGAAGCTCCAGTCGAGTTCTCATTCCAGACACCTCCTACCGTCAGTATTAACCTTGGGCTTTGAATCTCAATATCTGTGATTTTCCATTTCGTGCCCATTATTTCAGCATACGCCATGTTTGAACAATTCTCATAAGCAAATGGATCGGCTATTATACTGATCACATTTGAGAGAGTAATGTTATCATTGACTTCGTTAGAAGTTTGACGTTTTCGACGATCGCTCGTTATGTCTCCATAATACTGGCGTTCGACAATTGTATCTTCCCACAATCCAGGTTCTGTCTCGCCTGTGATCGCATAGCCGATTTTTCCAAACCATTTACCCATTTTGATCTTTCCTTTCGATCTTATTAAACTGGATCTGCTTTTACCGTAGCAAGCTTAGCTGCTGTTGGAGTAGTATCTGTTGTTGCATATGTAACTGTAACTACTTTGGCTGCTGTTTTACAGCTAATCGGTTTATACATAACACCCGCGGAATCAACAATAATCATTCCTCTTACGAACAGATCTTCCAGTACATCAGCCGGAATTTTTACAGTACACTTGCTGTCGGAATATGCATAACCATCGGTTTTTACATAAACCTTGGTTGCTGCTTCATACATCGTGTCATCATGATGAAAAATTCTATCCATTACGATATCCTCCTTTATATATTGTTAAGCTACCCTTTCTTCAAGAGCGATAGCAGAATACAGCTTGGTGAGAGAACCGGATAAACGTGTCTCCAGCATATATTTATATCTATTGAAGTCCATATCAAAGTCTTCAAATTTTGTGATTTCTCCACCTTTGGTTGATCCAAACTGATAATCAACAAGGTTTACAAACAGGCCGAGCAGTTTGTGCTTTTCACTATTTGTGTCTGTTCTTTCCAGACCTTCGAACTGCTCAACTGTATGAATTTCTCTAACGTTCAGGGCTGCCGCAAGATCAGATTTGGAATCATAAATACGACGACCGTTCAGATCTCGAGCCAGCAGCATCACATTTAACAGATGCGGTGTGCAATATAAATCCGGAGTTCCTGTTCCTTTGAATTTCTCTCTGGAATACAGTGCTGCTTCAATCATTGCTTCTGCTTTGATGTAGTTCTCACTGAAGTTTGCACCTGTATTGGTGCCCTGAAGTTTGGTTTTGGCTGCTTCAAAGTCAATATCCTGATGAATACAATAAAGTTCATTGTCGTTCCAAATAGAACGGATATGATCTTCATGAATTTTATCCGGATCGCCTTCCTCACGACCATCTCCAACAAGTGCTGCCATCGCCAGTGTTTCATCCAGAATGTGACGCATAAGATTCCACTGGTATGCTACAACATCGAAGTCTGTAATATCGGTAATGTCATCACGATGCATATCATCTTTGATATAAACCGTCTGCGGATCGGTTGTTCGTCCAATCATCTTGATGTCAGCCATATTCTGTTTGTAATTTCCCTTTTTCTGATAGCCTTTAGCTTTCAGTTCAGCGATTCTGGCATCCGCCTGTCTTGTGCGAATACGGCTGTATGGGGATTTGTGGATTTTGTTGATTACAGACGCAATCCATGTCTGATCTCTTTCGAGCGTCTCCGGTTCACCTTTTTTAAGCCATTCATATTCCGGAAACAGTTTTTCAGTATCACCATCACTGAATACACCGTGTGCTAAACTGTCTCCGTGTTCATCGGCATAAATTTCCATCGCTGCCTGCAAGCTCCCCACATTTGACTGTTTGGCTAAAGCAACAATTGCTTCTTCATCGGAATGGCTAAGAATACTGCCCTGCTGCATTTCTTCTCTGTCGAATACGTTATGTTTCACTTCTTCATCGTCCTCCTCTTCGTCTGGATTTTCGCCAAGTGCCTGTCCCACCAGGTTATACATCACATTCTTCTGCTCTTCCGTCATCGAATCGATGATATCCTGCACTGTTTTTTCATTCTTGGGATCTTCATTTTTATTTTTTTCCATGTTAGGCTCTCCTTCCTTTTTGTCTACTTCAGCTGAATGATACAACATGATATTTTCGTCATATGATGCATATAAGGTATCTTCTTCATCGGCTCCATGTGCCATAACGAAATCCACATATGCACCTGGGTTTGCCCCAGCGAGAACTAAACTTAATTCTCTAATATTGCCATGAACAACATCTCCACCTATCTGTTTAAGCTGATTAGCCCAAATCGATAATGATCGGACGTCGCCGTTGCCAACCAGTTTCTTAGCATGTTTACCCTGCTCGGTATCATTAAATTTGCCATATGCATAAACGCCATCATTTCGGTTTTCAAGAATAGCATGTCCGAGAACAGCATTAGGGTCATCGTGTTTGTGATTCCAGATAAGTGGAACTTCACATCCATCGTTTTCTTTGAACGCATCTTTTCGAATTGTCCGACCGTCTCCGCAAAGGAGATCGTTTCGGGTCGCCCACCCGCTAAAATCAAAACTATCCATTTTGAATTTCTCCTTCTTTGTAGTTTTCATTATCCACAATCGGAACATTTGAGTATTGCTCTTGTTCCGGTTGAGTTATATTGCTATTTACAAGTTCATCTGCTTTTGGATCATCAGCCGGTTTCATACCGACAATCTGTCTTATCTCATTTGATGTCATAATCTCGTTTCTAGTGAACTTATCCGCAATTTCTGCAATATCGTTAATAGGGACAAGTCTAAACGGATCTCTGAAATAAGTTATAGTTTGACCTTGGGATCTTGCTGTTTTTGTGAGAAATTTTCGTCTCATTTCATCGACTATAGATGCTACAAACGGTTCAACTGTTCTGTTGTTGTAATTCAACATCGTTTTTTCATCCGCTGTGCCATTAAGAACTTCCTGAGTAATGCCTAATTGGCTGTATACCATTTCAGTTAGATATTCAATCTGTTTTAACAAATTGTTTTCCAGAGATCGGTTTAACTGAGTTATCTTCTCAGTTCCATCCGTATAAGCAATTCCATATTTTGATCCAGCCAACTGCTCTTCGATATCTTTTCGTCGAAGATTTGCCTGTTCACGGCGAGCCGGCGTTTTTACAACATATGGCAACTGTATAATCAAATCCAACTTACCTGATGCCGTCTGTTCATCTGTCGCATCCAGCAAACTGAGTTTTCTTATAAGTCGCTGCATAGTTGAGTTATGCTCATTTATCACCGCATACAGTGGATTCTCTATAATGGCGACTTGCTTTTTAGGAAGAATGATGTCTTCTTTTTCACCCTTTCGATCGTTATATAATCGGATTTTTACGTGTGACGGATACCATTCGATTATTTTTCCCGTTCTCATTGTTTGTATTTTGTATGAATCGGTTATTCCCGGATCAATACTGGTATCAATAGGGACGACCGCGACGCACCCTTCGTCTAATAACGACATAACAATGTCTTGAATAAATGCCCGGCTTGTCTGATCAATATTCGCTTCCAGATTAAGACAGTTGTTTAAATCACTGTCGATATCTTCGATGTATCTACCATTACTGTCTATACGACAATGCTTAATCGTAACGGCTGACACGTCCAAAGCGATTCTGTTGAATATTGATGTTACAATGGACTTCTCATTTCCTTTGCTAAGTCGAGGTCTATCGGGACGAACCGAGTATCCAGTTCCCAAAGATCTTTGGTAGTATGTTGGATCACGATTCGTAAAGGCGTTCCAAGCATGTTTTAACCTGGCTCCTATATTTAGCTCCATTTTGATACTCCTTATGTTAGTTAGTTGTTTTATTTCCCTTAAATAATTTTGTATTTTTTAAGGAGATTCTTATTTTTTTCTTCCCTTAACCTCGGTTCGATAATAGAAGCTGCGTTCATAGTAGCGTAATTTATACCGTTAGCCAGTTTTCCAACTATAAAAGCTTTCCCTCGTAAGATGTTTTTCGACCTCAATTCGTTATATCTCAATGTTCCATAAGTCCCCATAATAGAACTTTTTGCAATCGATTTTCCCCATGATTCATTTTTGTTATATTCGTATGCTTTCGTTCCGCCTGAACGTTCTATACTTTTCTTTGTAATTTTCTCTGATGTTGCTTTATATTTTTTTGCCTTCGCCATTTCTCGATTTGCTTCACTTGTTCTACCTTGTTTTTTCAGTTCCTTGGAACGGGAAACACTTCCAGCCGCTTTACTTGATAATTTATTTGCTCTGTGTACACCCCACTTCATTCCAAGTACGCCGTAATGCATAAGTTCGTTTTCGTTCATTTTTCACCTCTTTTTACTCAAATGCTTCTCTATTCAGTTTGAAAGCGATGAAAGCATCCATCATAGCCGCCACTGCATCAATCTTTGCGTCATATCGTTTCTTCATCAGTTTTCTGTTCCCATTCGTGTCTTCCATGACAATGCAGTTACCCATTGCAAATGTCATAAGATCTTCATCGAAAATTAACATCCTTTCTTCCGATAGTTTTTTCAATTCGCCTAATGGAACTGATTCTGTTCGTGAACCCTGTATAACTTTCTCAATACCGTAAGGTCCATTTTCCCTTTCCCATCGTTCAACAAAATCTCTTGCATTGTATGGATCATATCCGAAGCAACGGACATCATAGCCAGTTTCGGCTATGTGATTATCCAAATCTTCATAAACTTCCATCATGTCCAGAATATTTCCGGGCATAATAATAAGACTTCCTTCTTTTATAAAATCGTCATATTTATTTCTCATAGCCGATGGAAGTTTGTTTAAAGTTAATTCAGTTATGTAATTGCGAGTTTTTATTCCAAATGCTCCATTTGAAAGTGGAAATAGAAATGTGAATGAACAGAAGTCATCTCCTTGCGAAAGATCTCCTCCTACCGAACAAGGCATCTGCCAATATTCTCGTTTACGATGTGGAAGCGTTTCTTCATATGTAAAGTAGTATGTATATCCTTCCATTGGAATTCCGAAACGCTTTGCCAAGATATCATTTCTGGTAACAGGATTATTTTCAGCTCTTTCAACGTCAAGCTGATAGGTATCATAGCTGACTGTCTTTCCAAGATTCGGATTGGCTTTCAGCCACATTGCCGGATTAGCTACTTCATCGATAGAATCCAACTTATACCAAAAAATCGAAGTATGTGGTGCTTTATATTCACCTTTAAGAATTTTCATCAGTTCCATTTTGATTGTATCGCCGCTCCCATTACGAACGGTACCTTCAGAACTGATGGCGACAATAAGATAATCATCGTTCTTTCCACCACTTTGCTCTTTCGCAGCACCCTGTTCCAAAGCACCTATGACATCTTCCCGTATATCACCAGAAAGCCATTCGTCGATAGTTGCTATCTTGACACGCAATCCCTGTAACTTGTCAATGGACATAGGTCTGACCTCCAAAAGTGATCCAGTAAGAAAATTCTGAATTCCTTTTTTAGTTGAAGCCAGCTTAACACGATTTGCTTTAGATCCAGTCGTGTTCTGGAGTGATCCTTCAGTGAGAAATTGATATAATGGTCCTCTCGATCTTGTAATAGCTGTTCGAATCGGCGACATAACTTCTTCAGCCTGAGCCATTGTAGGAGCTGTGGTTACTTGATGTGTCGTACTTGTATCCACGTTCAAAAAATAGTTTTGTATACAAGATGCATACATAGACTTGGCAGCACCTCTGGCAACGATAAGATACTGTTTCGTAATCAATCTCTTTTTTATTGTTTTTGTCTCGTAGTGACCACCATGTCCGTCTTTCGATGGCACATAAATGCTTCGTTCCACGAAGTAATACCATCCAAATATTTGCTCAGCCCAAAGCTTAAATGAATCCAATAAATACAAATCTTCGCCATCAGTAAGCGTAAGCTCATTTTCGCAGTAATTAATAAAACCCTGAATAGCTTGGTCATCATACCAAACCCCAGGGTTCTCAATTAAAGCATCTATTCGATTCATTTCCATCTCAATTTCTTCACAAACTGGTATTTCACCTCTCAACACTGCATCTCGAAATTTCCCGTAATATTTAGGAGTAGCAGTGTTAGACAAAGCCATTAATTTCCTCTCCTTCGTCTGATAAGTGAATTAACATACTCTCTTCCATTATTGGCATTTGTTGATGTACGATCATGCCAATCTGCATTTGAAATATGTGAAACGTCTGGTCCTCTATTTGAGGAATGATTATCCGTAGAACTATGTCTTGCATACGGTCCTTCACCGAAATATCTCTGTGCACGATCAATTCTCTGTCTATTATCATAGTCCTGAGCACGTTCTCGAAGTCTATCTGATTCAGATCGATTATTGTTATCGAGTCCTAACGATTTTTTAAGTTTTTTCTCTATGTAGTCTCCTACTATTTTTGTTCCTTTATCTCTAGCTATTTTCGCAGCTGAATCTTTTACAGCATTAACGAATTTCTGACCGGTACTTGTATGTTTTGGTGTAAGCGATCGCAGTTCGTTTTCGAGTTTAATACGATTAATCTTACTTCGTATTTCATCATCTGACATTTCACTGATGCTTTTAGTTTTTGTCGTCTCACTCGATTTTTTAACAGATGCGAACTTTCTTAACTGCTTACCACCTGTTACTTTCGCATACTGCTCTTTGTAACGAAGAGCTTTTTTTCTACCCTTATATGTCAAATCACCATTTTCATCTTTATGTTTGCCTCCATTGGATAATCTCGTATATCCATCCTGAATTTTTAAAGCTCGTCTTTTGCCAAGCGGAGTTAAACTTCCATCTTTATTCTGGTAGCGACGCACATACCACTTCTGCCCTTTTATCCCATGGTGCACAAGCACGTTGTCTTCCATTTCATCACCTACCTTTCTACTCTGATTCTGCTTCAACATTGATTCTGAACTCCAGTTCGCTAATCATTCTATTCATACATTCCATAACAGCCGAACTTTGAGGAGGGTCAAAAACGATTTTGACTTTCATGTATACATAAGACTTTACCGCTTCCAATTTTTTGTTGTCCGACAGAAATTCGTCCCATGTATTGGTTTTGTTGATTATACTGAAACCATCTGGCGGTCCAACACCAAGCTGTTTTAAAATCATAAAGACCGTATTGATGTGTATAATCAAATCGGTATCGAAATACTCATATTCTTCTGTTATACCGAGCATTTTTTTAATCGATGTTAATATACTCTCATTCATATTCATATCACCTTCTTAAGATCAATCATGTCGCCAAGGACATGTGTCGTTTTTCTTTCGCACTGCTGGATCTCTGTATAAAAGATCTGAATCACTGTAATGTATTGCATCATGCGTGGTTTTTGTTACTGTAATGAGATATTCTGGATTAAGAAGAAACTTACTCTTCTGTAAAATATCTTCTTTGCTTATCGGATTCATATGATGTATGAGTATCTTCCCATAAATTTCTCGTCCGGCTATACCGAGATCACATCCATTATCCCTAAATATCACTTTGTCTCTAATGGAACGCCACTCTTTCGATCTGTAGAATAATTGATTTAGATATCGATCAAAACCGAATGTATCTTCGCCAACTCGACCATTTAAGCAAAGATATTCGAAACGTTTTTCAAATGTCGGTATTTGAATCAACTCAGAATAAGTTTTAATATTCGTCCGCATCGTTCACTCCCGCATAATCACGCATTACTTTTATAGCTCTCTCATACATCTCTTTCATATCGGCACTATCTTCGAGTGCTTTGGTTTTTGCTCTAAGAAGTTGGTTTTCTTCTTCCAATCGTTCTCTCTCTAATCGTTCGCGTTCTGATCCAAGTTTTAAAAAATGTGTAATCACTTGCGAGGAGGCTGTTCCGTCCAAAAGTTGTTGTTCGGCTCTATCCATAGCAAGAGCTATCATTTGTTTCTCCCGTGCTTCAGGCGTTAACGCTGGACGGATTTTTTTATTTGGCTTAGTTTGACTAACTTTTGTCATGATCCATACCTCCTCTCTTGTATTATTGTCTGTGATTAATTCCTTTTACATGACGTTCAAGATGGGTTTTAATATATTTTTGAAAGGAGGGTAATCTCTATGAAA